ATCAGCACCCGTCAGAGTGAACCCACCCTCAACCGGCACAACCGACCCACCCTGACTAGCAAGACAAGACTTAGAAAACTCCCACACACCAAACGAGTCAGCCTCAGCCGACGACGAAGTAACTAAAAAACCAAGAAGCGCAGGAACAAGAACTAGATAGCGACTAGCCGATGAGCGCAGAAACTTCAGCATCAGTCAAACCCAAAGCCTTCAGCTTCGACTCCGCAGATGCCTTCGCACTCAACCTCGCAGCCTCAGCTGCATCCTGTTCAGCCTTCCACACAGCCCAAGCCTGAGCATCAGCCTCACGCTGAGCCACCTCCTCAGCCGTCAACTCCACCTCAGTTGCGATACCTGTCGAACAATCGACTACAAGTTTTATTGCCATATCTATATCCTAACTGTTCTTAATTCCATAAAGGGATGCTGACGAATACTGCGCAAAGTTGCCTGTGTTTAGAACCATTGTGATTTGTGTGATTGCTGCGGTGTTTGACCACAAACCTGCAACAAAACCATCATAAGCAGTTGTCGCATTGTTCTCCGTGACCAAATCCATTGACACCGACTTGTTAGTTGAGCCTGCATAATTTGGGATATAGAAACTGGAGTTGCCGAAAACCGATGCTGTCGCTGAAGCACCAGATGCAGCAACCGAGGCATACAAGAAAGTTGTTGATGAATTGTCGTTCTGTGCAGCTGCTCCGTTGCCCCAAATATTCTTTGTTGAATATCCTGTTGCAGAACCGTTGAATGTCATGCTTATATTTGCTGCAACTACTGCTGCAGTTGAACGACCACTAACCACCAAGAGCAAGTCTGTGTAGGTTTGGGGGATTGAGGTAAAATCAATATTGGCTGCACCACCAGCAGCAGTAACACTTATTGTTTGAATGAGTTTATGTGTGACAGCCATTATGCAGCCTTAATCCCATACAACGTGAACGTTGTAGATGACGAAAAGTTATAACCAGTAGTTGAATATACGGTAATTGAAGTAATTGCTGCCGTGTTTCTCCACAAACCACAAGCAAGACTCACACGGTTTGAAGCATTGTTTGACCTCATCAAAACAGTTTTATAAGTTGTTGTGTTTGAATAGTTGTTGAACTCGGCGACCATTACGCTTCTGCCCGTTGAAGTGACATAGAAATCTGTATAAATTTTGTCGGCTGCTGTTTGCCGAAGTGATGAAGCCGTAGTACCGTCACCGATAATCCAAGTTGCTGAATAGTTAGTACCAGTATCACTATTAATTCTGATATATACAAAATCGTTTGTTGCAACAGTTCCGTCTACGACAAGTTTCAAATCTGTATATGTTGCTGGGATGCTTGACAATGTGATTGTTGTTTGCGAGCCTGAAGCAGTTGTTGTTGCTATTGGTTCATAGGTTGCTGGCATAACTATCCCTTAATCCCATACAAAGCGAAATGCGTGTACTGGCTAAATGTTCCTCCGCTTGGAGTGAAAATCATTGAAGTCACAGCAGATGTTGAACGCCAGTTGCCAGACACCAAAGCAACCTCACCGGAACCGTTGCTGTCTACACCCCATAATGAACGGATGGTTTTGTATTTGTTTGTATCTGCATAGTCCAGAATGTCGATCACAAAGACAACATCACCAGTTCCACCCAAACCTCTGTTATATCCAAATGCTTTCATTGATGATGAAGATGTTGACGCAGCAGAATAAGTCAAGGTTCCTTGACCGCCAACAATATGCCAAGAATAGTTTGTTGCAGTATCACTATTAAATGTGAAACTTCCTGTCGCATCAGAAGTAGCACCTTTCGCTAACGCTCTAACCTGTAAATGCTTATAGGTACTAGGTATAGAGCTGAATGTGATTGTTGCAGAACCACTTACACCGACGGTTGTTGTGGCGATGGACTGATAGTCACCTAATGCGCCTGGAAACGACGCAGACAAGATTTGCATAACGGTTTACGCTGTGACGTTGCCAACCATTACCCAAGCGTCGGTATCCCACTTGAGAACGGTACATACGGCATATTGAGTTGAAAGTTTTAATGCTGATCCAGCTGATCGGATAACTGCAGTACCACCAGCAACAAACGTGTATGTTGCTGTACCAAGGTTCATGAAGTTCAGTTGGTCACCGATAGCGAACGCTGTAGTTGCGTTGGCTGGGATGGTTACAGTTCCACCAGCAGCATTGATAAGTGTGGTGAGCTGTCCGACCTGAGCCGTGCCAGGTGTGTACGCCGTACCGGTCTGGGCGTTAACAGTAATAACGCTTGAAGCGAGTGTGTTCAGGTTGGCTGCGGTGAGGGTGTCACCAGTAGCGAATACAGGTCTGACTGCCATAGTGCCTCTACTCTAGCCCAAACCCTTAGCGTCGTCACCAACCTTGTCCGTGCCAACGATGAAGTAGGTGTAGATACGGGCAGGGTTCGTGTACAAGGTGACGATGTGACGGTCTGGGCTGATGTCATGGCTAATCCCCTCCAAAGCCATCAGTTGTGTCACCGTTGATGGGGTGGACTTCGGGAAAGTTTTGGTGACCGATATCTGTGAACCAATGTCTAGGTTGGTGATGGTGGTTCGTTGAGCGTCAGTCAAACCATTCATCACAATCTGAATGTTGCCGAACCAAAACTGCGGTACCGGCTGAATCAAATATCCTGCCAAGTCACCAGCATCATCCAAAGTTTCCAGCAAGGTAACCACCAAAGGAGTTTCCTGTTTACCGAACTCTGCTACCGATGCAGCTGCCGTTGCAGTTGCAAAGTCAATGGTTGGTTGCAGATTTGATGACGTTGGAATTGGTGGGGCGATAGCGACGTTGACTGTGTTCACTACTGATGGGTTGGTTGGTGTGAACTCGTTAGGCCGTTGATCGTTTGATGCAGCATAAAAGTCTGCGAGAATCGCAGCAAGGGCTGCTTGGTCAAGCGTGACAACAAAATCACCATAGAAGCCAGGCATTAGCTATTCACAATCTCAAAGTCGGTGAATGGGATAGCAGTACCACCAGCATCAGACAGGGAAGCGTTTATCGATTGGAACTCACCGATTAGACGACGGTCAAAGTTGAAAACTCCACTAGCAGAAATAAAGATTCGACCCTGCTCAGAGGTGTTGACACGCATCAGATAATCCATAACTGAAGATGAACTGTCAATCGGGGCGGTACCGAGGTTCGCTACACCAACCTCAAGGTTTCGGTCAGAAACACCAGCAAACACACCGACGCTTGTTAACACTTTGGCGATGCGTTGATCGGAGCGTTCAGCAACAACAGGGTCTTGATTGACTTTAATGTTGTTCAACTGGAACAACTTGTCAGAACAGTTGACGGTGACCACAGAGCGATTAGGTTTCTCGATAGTTTGCTGGTATTGGGAAATGATGCCAACGAAAAGATAGGTGCCGTTTCGACTGATCCGCACGTTTGAGTTCAACTCAAAACCCAACCGTCCTTTGGTTGAGTTGTAATAAGGTGACGCGGTGTTCACTAGGGAGAAATAGAAGTCTCGATCCTCCAAGATGATTGTTGCTGTACCAGGCTGACCAGTCTGGTCACGATACCTGTTCTGACGGCCACGATTGATAGACACAGCTTTTACATAGTTGGTCACATCCACAAACAACGGTTGACCTTCAATGAAATAATCCGTTGACCCAATGACACCAGCAACAGCATCACCAACAATAATGGCGTTCGTAGACGCACCATAGTCCATCTCAACCGTATAGGTACCGCAGTTAGGGATAGCAACAGGCATGATTACCTAACGCTGACCGGTATCTTGCCAACCGTCTTGTTATAAGTCTGCAACGCTTTAACCACCAAATCAGGAATCCCAGCATCAGCAATCGCAGCGTTGATATTGATCTGATATGAGTTGTTCGGCCTGGTCTCAAACCCGATACCACCAGCTGTAGCCGAAGGCTGACCAGACACCCCAGCCATCGGATTAGGCACCCCACCCAACACCTTCGGATACTTCGCAATAATGTCAGCAGTAGCCTGCAACGACTTATTGAACTCATCCTGTGCGTCCTTCGTATTCGTTACCGCAGTCTCCCAAGCCTCAAACGCTGAAGCCTGCTCACGAATAGCATCCTCAACATTACGCAACGCCTCATCGTAAAGAATGTTCCCAACAGTCGCACCAAAGATTGTGTCGTTCAACAACTTCTGCTGGTCATTCAACTCCTTCGTTGAATCAATCTGAGAATCAATAGCATCCGTGACACTCAACTTCGCCTCAGCCAAATTCAACTCTGCTCGACGAATATCCATCGGAGAAGACTCAGGGTCTTTACGAACCTCAGCCAAATTCTTCTCAGCATCAGCCACCGAATAGATAGCCTCCTCAACCGCGAACGTCGCCCGCTCCTGCGCACGTTGAGCCTTATCCAACTCCTTTTGCGCTGCAATAGCCTCCGGCGAACCAGCACCAAAACCACGCTCAATCTGAGCCAACTTAGCCTTAGCATTAGCCAAATTAGTATTCGCATCAGTCAACGAAGACAGCGACTTCTCCTCAGACTTACTTGCCTTCTTCAATCGATCCTGAATGGATTCGCTGGTCTTGAGACTCTTGTTGTATTCATCCCACTTTTCAGTCACAGTTTTCAAAGTCTTCTTAACTTTTCCTAAACCTGTAGTGTCACTAGCCAAATCCTCAACTGAGCCTTTGAAGTTTGTTTGCTGGTTAATCGCGTCACGAATACTCAACTTATAGTTGTTGATTGGCATAGCGATTGCATCAAACGAAGCCTTCAATTTGTCAACATCAACCGCTGAACCAGATATTGCTTTGTAGGTGTATTTGACTTTGTTTGCGATGTTTGGGTCAATGATTGCTGCTGATAAGAAAGCAGCCTTATACATAATGTTTGCAGCGTTGGCTACCGCGACTGCAATAGTTTTGAATGTGCCGATGATCGCAGGCCCGGCTTTGCCTGATTCAAATAAAAGTTGCTGGAAACCAGCAATCAAACCTTTCTCACCGATTACTGAGGTGACACGTTGAATCGCTGGTGCAACATTCTTAACCAAGAAATCTGTGAATCTCTGCAAGTAAGGCAACAAGGCTGCACCGATAGTTTCCAATATCTCACCAAATTGACCTTGCAGAATCTTTATCTGTCCACCAAAAGTTTCTGCTTTGGTAGCTGCAGCACCACCAAACTGAGTAGTCAGGTCACTAAGAACCTTGTTGAAGTCTTTGGATTTCTTAGTCGCATCATCGAGAGGAATACCAAGTTTTGATAGAGATGTGAACTGGCCTTGGCTGGCACGGGCTAAGGCCAGCGTGACGCTACTCAGGTCGCGTCCCGTCGCTGCAGAAATATCTTGTGCAGTATTCAACAATGAAGTTGACTGTTGCAGGTCACCTGTAGTTCGAATCAACAAGCCCAGCGAGGTTCGAAGTTCTGTGTCCGATGTGCCGGTGCGGAGTTGGGTGACCGAAATGTATCGTTCAGCCGAAGCGGTCAACGCCTCATTAGCACCAAAGGTTTTCTCCAGCTGACGTTGCAACTCAGCCTGCGAAGCCTGATCCTCCATCGCAGCCTTAACCGATTTAGACAAGCCAACAGCAACAGCACCCAACGCTGCGGTAGCCCCAAGAGCCATAGCGGAGAACATCGGAGAAACCTTGCCCACCTCTTTTCCGAAACCCTTGATGTCACCAGATAAGAGTTTCAGTCCTGCTTTGGCTGCAGCGGTATCAGAAATGAATTTAACAACGAACGTCCGCTCACCAGCCATGAGCAGATTCTACTCAATAACAGACATCGCATTCCGTAAGGCAACAAACTCATCCAACATCGCTGAATACAAGTCCTTACCTGTGAGGCCATCCCAACGAGAAATATCTGTAGGCGCATTCCACCAAGCCTCATCCAACACCTCTATACCAGCACGACGCTGATGAGGCTGACGAGCCTGACGTGCGCGTGGTGCCACAGGATTAGAAACAACCTCAACATCAAGTGTGAACGAAGAATCAAGCAACGCACCATGACCCTCATGAAACTCAAACGGCTGATCCGGTGCATGTTGAGGAAGATAGAAAATACGAGCAGGGTCTTTAGTCTGAGGATCACCCACCAACCTGATACGGTCATGCAACTCTGACCACACCACCCGCCACAACGACGCAGGCACCTTCTCCGCTAATGGAAGAACCAGGTGATAGTGAGGATCATCCAAGCGATGCGAATAGGTGGAATAGGCAAACCATTCCAAACCCTCTAGTCGAGTATTGTCAAACGCTTCACCGTCCATGTCGACAACCAACGCCTCAACAAAGCGCACATTACGGTTACCTCTAGTCGTACCAGCGTCATACTCGACAGGCGACCACAACGAACCAGAAGCCTTCTCAGCGTTCTCCTCATGGAACGACAACAAACCCTTCAAGTCATCCCAAGACGAAGCCAACGGCTTCGGATAAATCGACTTCACATTCTTGAACAGAACTGCCATAACCCCTCCTCCTAGAAGGGTACAGGAAACTCAGCCAAAGTCAAGAATCTTTTAAGGTGTTCAATACCCGCTGGATAGCATCCAAATACTGAGTGGCAATATTGCCCTTCTCCTTGCGGACAGTAGGCCAAAAGAAATATGCCGAACGCCCACGATGCCGGAGAAACTGCTTAGTCCTAGGTCGCGCCCCACCACCAAACTCAGCACCAAAGAACACGTCACCCCTGGTGACCTTGCGCTTGCGCTTGCGGTTCGGATTAGATGCAGAAACAAAACCAGACTTGTGATCCAACTTGACAGTAGGAATACGGTCACTCCTAGCCCGCATACCCTTCATCACCTCAACAGCTTGACGGTTACGAGTCACAGTCCCAGCCTCAACTTTGGCTTTATCCACCAATAATTGTGCAACTACCTGAGCTGCTTTGCGCATTTCCCCGTCAAAGCGTTTATCAGCCTTTGAAGCGTCGCGCAAAAATTCATAGATACCTTGTACCTGAATCGCATTATTGCCACCAGTAATTGTGGCCTGACCTGCTCTACCGAAAACCGCCATAGCAACAGACTACTTGTTTAGATGAATTGCTCTCCAACGCAAATAAGCAAACATCGTGAACAACATTCGAGGGTCTTCTGCCAGCAACACCGAAGGTGCAATACCTGTCTCAATAGACAGGTACGCAATCATCCAATGGGCTGACTGATCTCCAAAGGGACGATCACAGCGTCAGCTTGGTTTCCCAACTCCAATGCTTCAATCTCGTTAATCCACGAATCAAAATCTAAACCAGTTCGCTTCTGACGATGCTCAGAATGCCAAGCCAAAAAACCTAAATCGGTGAGAGTTAGTTCGGCTTCAAACTTGGCAACACTTTTGTTGAAGCGTTGCTCGAATGCGATGAAGTCTGGGAACGCAGCAATAATGGTGCGCTTTGATTGATCTAATGACGACGTTACTTCTAACGCTATTTTCATTTTTCCTCCGCAGGGTTAAGGGTTTATTAGAAAACTTACGCGCCAGTACCAGTCTTAACAACTGCACCGTCAACAGGGAACGTCACATCAAAAGTTGCGAGGTCACCTACAGCACCGTTTACAGGGCTATAACCGACCGGTAGAACCTGCATCGTATAAACAGGTTGAGTGGAACCAGCTGCAGCGGTGCCGTTTGGTTTGATAACCATCTGCACAGCAGTACCAGCGTTAAACGCATCGTAAAACAACTTTTCAATAACTGGGTAATCCTGGTGCATTGACAAGGTGACGCTGTGGTCACGCAAGCCTTGGATGCGGGTAACAGCGTTTGCTGTACCGAATGCAGTTGTTGCAACTTCCGCAGCAGTCAGGTTCAAGGCAACAGATGCGACATAACTGGAGATGTCCGTGTTTGCCGTACCGAAGGTCACGTTTACGTTGCTGAGAACTTGCTTTGCCATGTTGTGTACTCCTGCCTTCCGGCACTCGAAGATTTACTAATGAAACTCTACACGCTCGCAGGATTGTATATCAACTAAGCGTACACCACCACACGGAAGTCAACCATCAGATATGTCGCATCGTTACCGTCCATAGTGGAGATATTGGACGCTGATTCAACCAGCAAATCCTGCACTACCCCACCCAACGTGCGATCTGATTCCAACGCCTGCCGAACCGAAGTCGCGCCCTTATAAGACAAATAGCCATCCAAAGATATCTGAGCTGTGCGTTCAGCCGAACGACCCACCACCACAGACACATTGAAAATATGGGTCAATAAACCTCCACCCATAGCCCCGTTGTAGGTGATTGAATCCAACATAGGCCACGCAAACGGGGCGTTCAGATTGTCAGGTTGCTGAGCGTATGCTCGAAGACCTGGGATGGTTCTCAGCGCGGTAGCAATACCGTCTTTGATTTCGGTGACGGTTGTGGTGGAACTCATGCGTAAATCCGCATACGACGATACGGTTCAACCAGCTGAGCCATATCAGGGTCAAGGTATCGAGACACACGGATAGCACCCAAGTCACCAAACCCTGCCACACCTAGAGGCGAGTCGTAGCGTTTGAAGATGCGTGAAGCCTGAATGATCGTTGCCTGTGTTACTGGCTCCGGCACAGAAGGCCAACCGAACACAGCAGTCACCTGAACCAAAGCCTGCTCACCATAGTTCGCATTCACCGTTGGAAACAGGTAATCACCAATAGCGCGAATCTTGTCATAACTCCAAGTCAGCCCGTCAAGGTTGCCGTTTAACGGTTCCAACTGATAGTCGCTTGCAGTCCATGTCACATCGAAGTTGCCATCAGCAAACGAAGAAGTTTTCAACGTGATAGCCGTCCCAGCAATATCGTCAATCGAGCAATAGAACGAATCCTCAGCCTGATACACGCGAACCTCAGCCGTACCGTTCTGCCAGAAGCGACGGTTGCAATAACCGTCAATGAGGCGTGACGCTGCGCCAACACAGTTATCAATCAGATCGTCGTCAAAGGTGTCAGCCGTTCCGATGCGGAGAGCTGCCTTGACCTGATTACGTGTGGCATAACCGTTGGTGATTGGCATAGTGGTTAAATACTACTTCACCACAATCCAGTCTTTTCGGCAAGAAACACCTATCCCAAGGAAAGACCCTTCAACCGAATCGTACTGGTCAACGAACTCAAGAAAATCATGGGTGTCTTTGTAGGTTGCTTTGTGTTCCTGCCAATACAGTCCCACGTCCACACATGAGTCAGAACTGATGTCATGAAACACTTGGATATTGCAACGCTCAATAGTTGACTCTGCATCCTTCTTAACCCCGTCGTAGGAGTGGTCACCGTCAATGAAAATACAGTCAAAGAACTGTTTGCTCAGCCATCGAAGGAACGGTTTGCTTTGCGAATCCTGCTGCCTGTACTTGTATCCGGCAAGCAAGTCTGGCTGAGCGATCAAGTCAACCGCCACCGCAGACTCAAAATCTGGATTCAACAAACGCAAAGTTTCAGCATGAACAACAAACGTGCCACCATGCCTAGTCCCAATCTCCATATAAGAATCAATCAATTTGGACTTAGATGCAAGCCAAACCATGTATGGCGCAAATTGGTTTGGGTACTGCCAAATACGCAACCCCAAACCAGGTTGAGCAATCATGCTCATCGGAAGTTCGTGAGGGTTCTCATCGTTGAAACCGAACTCAGACAAAAGACCAGACCAAACATCAGCATCAAGCAAACCGTCAGGTTTCACAGAACCCAGCTTCTCTCGAACAGATTCAATCAAGTGATGCAAGAAGTTCACCTACTTCGGAATAGAAAACATTCTTCTGATTAGCAATCACCTCACGATATTTGGATTGCGCTTGATAATGGGTATCCCAATCTGCCAGCACCATACGCAAAGCAACCTGAGCTTCATGAAGGGTGTTGAACTTGTAGCAAGAATCCAAAGGCATATCGTCATCAAAACACGCTGCACCTAACTTCACAGACAGCACAACACAACCAGAAGCGGACGCTTCACGCGGAGGCCTATCCCTGCCAGGATGTCTACCAAAATCGATGTACACCTGAGAAGACGAATACAACTCAGCGACACCCAACTTGTCCAAGCCACGCAACTCAACAAAATCAACATCCGAATTGGTTGCCATAAACGGCCTCATCAAACCAGCATCCTTAGCCGGATTCACAACAACACGCGCAAACCTAGAGACATCAACTTCAAGAACATCAATCCAATCGGTCAGCATCATCTGTTCACCACCGATCCTCTGCTTCACGAACTCCCACGCATATTGCGACTGGCACAAATGCAAAGAGATACCAGACAAATCAACCGAACCATGAGAACCAAAATTGTCCACACTCAGCCACCACAACGCACAACGGTTCGCAGGAAACTGATGTGCCAGATGAGGCCAGATTTCAGGCAACACAACCAGCGCATCAGCAGGAACAGAATCCACAGCAGGACAGTTATACGAAGCGTAAGCACCATGAGTCAACGGTGCTGGGTAATACAGAATCGCAGCTGAACCAGGTTCAACTTCGTTAGCGGTAGAAACCAACTGATGCAACGCTTCAACCCCACCAGTCACCGCCCCATTCGGAGACACAACAACAAGTTTCAATCCCACCCTAGATTCCTCCTTCGTGTTAAATCCCAATGACCCGCATCAGGTAAACCTGACTTCCAACGCATCGAATGCAACGCACCATTGTCAGCAAAACTGCGCTGGTTTTTTTCAGCCAACTCTGGTGCTGAAGCAATCGTAGAAGAATTGTCGTGAACTATCCCAGCGTCAGAAGTGAATACAGGAACATTCAGTCGCATCGCACGTTCCTGAAAATCTGTGTCCTCGAAATACGCTGGAACATAACACTCCGAAAATAACCCGACCTTGGCAATCACATTCGCACCGATCCACGCACACGACCAACCAGGCATCGCCTCAGTCAATATGATCGAATCAGGATTGCAGTCGTTGTAGAAAACTTCTAACTGTCCTGGCTCAAAAAACGCATCAGAGTTCAACACAATCCAACCGTCAGCATGAGGGGTTGCTTTGATACCGATGTTCCAAGATGGCGCAACACCAAGGTTGGTAGGCATTGACCAAACGTGATAGTTCTTCACATGGCGACGGTCAATCACCCAAGGCCAATCATGCAACGTGGACTGCCCCCCATTGTCAATGACAATGAGTGTCTCCACCGGATAGTCAATGGACTGAAGGCACCTGTCCAGCAGGTCATACCTGTTCAGGACGGGGACGATGATGACTGGCACCATGCAGACAACTCCTTCATCACAGGCTTCCATGAACGCTCATAAACGAGGTCTGCGTCATATTGGCTGGCAAAGACCACAGCCTCCTTGCACACGCCTCTAGGAGCCTCGTAGGACGCTCTCAGGACATCCACGATGGACGACACAACAGGAGTGCAGAACCATGACCTTTGGTGCGCATCCCAGAACGGTTGAATCTCCACAGCCCACCCAGCCCCAACCAACTCAGGCTGAGCCGTGTAATCCGAAACGATGACCCGCGTACCGCAAGCCTGAGCCTCAATCACCGGCACACCAAAACCCTCACCCATCGAGCAAGCCAACAACACATCCGAAGCTGTGTACAACGCAGCCAAAGCCTGCTGAGGAAAACCAGTCCGATAAGCATAAGGATCACAAACCTTGTACTGCTCAGGCTTCACACCACAAGCCTCCAACAAATGCACCAGATTTATACCACCCATCGCACCATCACGTTCGGTGTGTAGATACAGAATTGCGTCAGGATGTTCTTGCGCGAAAATAGCGAACGCCAGAATGTTCTCAGCGAACGATTTGCGTGACGGGTTCGCACCCTTGTTCGCTGCGTTCATCATCACAACAAACCTGTCCTCAGAAATCTCCATTAACTCACGACCCGTGAACTCACCCTTAGAAGAAACAATCTTTGGTGTCGGAGCAAACACCTTCTCTATCGCATGAGGAACATACATCGCATCAACACCAGCGTTCTGCAACATCTGCAAACCAAACTTTGACATCGCAATAGATTTGACGTTAGGCCTACGACACCAAGCCAAAACATTCGGAGGACAAGGCGCATGGTCAATCGGAACCCACGACGCAATATTTGGAACCTGATCCAACGACGGTGACTGCAACACCCACACATCAAACAACGTCATCAACATCGCAGGAATCTCACGATTGCCATTAGCCCAATCCATCCAATGCGCAACCATCACATCATCGCTATACGCAGACATTCCACGCGGATAAAGTTTTATTCCATTCCACATTGAAGCAATACCTTCAATGCCATACATGGCATGGATGGCTACTTCGTGTTCTTCTTTGGTGAGCCTTTGGACGACTTGCGCTGTTTGGGTTCCGTAGCCCGTTGGGGCGAACGGCGCGTTGGAGTACCAGAGGATTCGAAGCGCGTCGGAATTGGTAAATCTGCCAGCTCTGGCAAGTGCGCTATTCCCCTGCGGAGCAATATCTCTGCTTCTAGGTCTGGTAACTCGACCGGAATGTTCTTGACGATTACGAGCATTAGACACCGTTCTCTCCTTCGCAGGTCGCAGGGTATAAAAAGAAATGAGGGTAGGTCGCCCTGCGTGTTCGACCTACCCTCAAACTTACACCGATATTGCTACCGGTTGCACTACCTCAAACCAATTATGGCTGGAGGAGATGCTTGATGTGTGATGTCTGTGGCAAGTTGCCATCCACACGCCATGTGGCGCGGAAGGTAACAAGACCGGTGTTGAATGCGAAGTCATCGCTGCGCTCCAACTTCAGACCGCCAACCGTGCGTACATAGTACGAAGGCAGGTGACCGAAAATGACCGACTTGGTTCCAGTTGCTACGTCCACCATGTTTGGGTTTTCGTAGATTGGCTTGCCGAGCAACATGTCACGAGCGTCTGCTGAGAGACTTGGCTGGAACACATAGTTTCCTGCGGTGTCCTTCAACTTACGAACTGCACCGATTGACTTGCCGTTCATCATGAATCCGCAACCTGGGAGCAGGCGAGCTGCGCCATCAAGGCTGTAGACCAAATCGATGAGATTGTCTGCGGTGAACGCTGTTGCTGTTCCTGCAGTTCCACCTACAGACGAAGCTGTGACGATACCGCGTGGTTGGTTGGTTCCTGAACCTACGGTCAGAGCCGAACCAACTGCGAAACCAAGAGCGTTTCCAGTCTGCTGAGCCAAGAAGCCGAGGATGTCAACACCTGAATCTTCGATCAATTCAGTTGACAACTGCGTCAAGAATGAGTACTTGTAAGCACTCAATGTGATGAACGCGTTGAAACCTGGATCGGATTCTGGGATTGCGGTTCCTTCACCTGGCAAGGTTGCTGTTGACCAGCTGGCCTGCGATGGGATTTGAAGGTTCTCGCCACCTGCGGTGTTCAACACAGTTGAAGTTTCCAAGATTGGTGCAACAAGACGAGCCTGTGCAACTACCTGGTCGTAGAACGATGTTGGAACTGGCGCACCAGTTGAGGTCTTAACAACGTCACGACGCTCGAAGGTGTGGGTACGACGCTCACCAGATACGAGTGAACGAATGAATGCAGCGTCATCCAATGCTGGTGCAGCTGATTCTTGTGGACGTGCCTGTGAAGCGATGTCGCGGGTTGCTGCATCGAGGCGAAGTTCGCGAGCTTCGTCTTCACGAAGTTTTGCGATGGTCTGTGCGCGCTCGTCCAGTTCCTTTGAGATTCGCTCATAGGTTTGGTTTTCTTCAGCTGAGAGGTCACGCTTTTCTGCGGTGGCTTTGTCCAAGATTGACTTGGCTTCTTCCCATGCACGATTGCGAATCTCAACCTGACGGTCAATATATTCTTTCATGATGTTTTCCTTCTCCCCGTAGGGATGAATGTTGGTGTTTGGATACGCAGGAAATTAACTTAAACCTGGTACGGCTCCGTACACAGCAACATCCAAGGAGGCTCCTCGCGTTGGACGCAGTACTTAAAGAGTACTAGAAGTTCTTGATTAGTTCAAGATGCTTAGCCATCAGGCCAAGCGTCGCAGGTGGAACCTCTGGTTGTGGTTCCAATTTTGCAACAGTTTCACGCAACAAAGCACCCTGATCCGGTGACAAAGTTTTCCCTGATTCCAACACCAAGATTGCGTCAGCAAGTTTGTCTGCGTCAACACCCGTGCGAGTAGCAAGCGCATCAAAGCTGCGAACCTGTGCCGATGTTGCCGAATACGCTGGGAACCCTGTCACTACCGAAACCTCAAACAGTTTGATCTGACGCAACTCACGCGACATCCCATCTTCAGACCAACGGTCACCACCAGAAGGAACAGTAAAGCCGAACGACATCGAGGTCACGTCACCACGCTTCATCAAAATTGACAGGTCTTTACCAACCGTCGTCTCAGGCAAATCAGCCGAAGCCAACAAGCCCTTCGAATCTTCCTGAAGGCGCAAAGTCTTTGCGCGTGTCGTAGCCAACAACATTGATGAGTCATGATTCATGTACATCCGAATATTGTTTCGTGACTTCAACGAACGTGCGAACGCACCAGGAGCAATCGTCTCAATGAACGGCAACGGCTCAGATGGTGAGTTGAATACAGCTGCATAACCGGTAAACGACATACCGTCACCAGACTTGCTATCTCGTAACTCAAAATCGGATACGGTGACTCTGCGTGTTTCAACCTGTTCAGTCATATGAGAAACATTACCAAAGTCCTGTTCACGCTTGCGATGGAACGCTGGTGCTTCACGCAACGCAGGCATATCACCAGTCTTGATTCGCTTCGGGTCAAGGGTTTTGATACCTAAATCAAAATATGCTCGACGCGCTGCAGGATCATTATCTATCGCCAAAACAACAGTTTGTTCAGACAGAATGTCTGCAGCCTTGTTGCCTTTGTACTGTGCAGTTGGGATGCTCAAATCTTCGTTGAACTCAATGTCGTCGTATCTCACTCCGGCATCATCCAACTCTGCAACAGTCTTATCTTCCTCATCTTCACCGCGACCAGTCACGATATAGATAAAGAACTTCTCATAAAGAGCGTTCACATAGTCAATGTTTTTTTGAATTCCTTCACCACCGGCAAGAAGCGTTCCGTCAATGTCAACAATGACCACATCTTCAGAGTTAGCGTTTCGTTGCGATCCAGCCTCATCAGCCTTGATTGCCTCAGCTTTACGAGCAAACCAAGTCATCGCAGGTTCAGGGTCAAGCGGGTCAATGCCCCAAAGATAGAAGGCCACAGCACCAGCACCAGGGAAGTCTTCATCATCAGCCTCAGAGTTCTGTGAAGCATCCAAATCAACTAGATGACGTTGACCCCAAGCATTCGCCCGAATCACCTTGTCCTCACTAATTTGACCGTCAGCCATCTGACGAGCTTCACGCAACGTGCGCTCGACTAACCCGTCACCACCCAAACCTTGAGCGTTATATTCCAAACCTTTAGCAGCAGCAGATTGAATGTATGCAGGCAACTTCAAATCAACAGCACGTTCACCACCTGGCTCCATCTCCTCAGCAACAGATACAGCGACCATCTGGTCAATCGCATCCTGCTTGGATTGATGGCAACCAATCACTTCGCCATCCTCCTTCTCAACAGCCCAACCAGAACAATCAGGATTCTTATCAGAAATAAAATATGGCATTAGATCGGCTCCGTTAACCAAGACATGACATGTCCTGCTTTTGTAGATACAGCGTAAAGCAAATCTGTTGGTGAAACCGTCAACTGCAACATCTCGCCTTTATCCATCATCAAACCAGTTGTGATAGTTACATCAGAACCACCGATATACACAGCATCCGTGTTGTCGTTGTTGTGAATAATCAGACGATACGGGTTGCCTCCATAATGATCTAGCAACACGCCATCAATGACAGTCGCAGCAGTACCGATAGTTGTATGACCAGAATAAAAAGCCACAACTACACCTGATACGCAGACGTAGGATCATCAGGTGCCACAGTAGAAATCTGTTGCAACTGACTCGAAGGCAAACCAGTATGAGCCACAGCTGGCAACCCAACCATCTTCATCACCTCAGCCGGATCAAACCCAGTCAAAATCAACCGTTGCGCAATCTCAGCCTTCGACTGCATCTCAGCCAAGTTCGCAGCATTGATGTCCACGTTCGCTAGTGGTACACGGTACGAGTCGCCACCATCAACAGGAGCCATATCCTCAAGACGATGAATATCGTTAATTGACAAGAACCCTGATTGAAGACCGGTTGAGAATGCGGTGTAGCGCGAAGCCTGATCGCCACGCAACAGACCGTCAACATTGAACTTCATGAATGCGCGACCAGCAAGCAAACGTGAATAGCCTTCTTCAATTTTCTCGATATATGGCCTGAGCGTGTGGGTCACATATTGGATGCCATTCTGTTCCACCGACGCATACGACATCGCACCAGGCGTAGTGACTCCCAGCATTGATGGAGGCACACGGAAGATACGAGCAATTTCTTCTACAGCGAAACGACGCGACTCTAGGAACTGTGCAGAATCATTGTCCACCGTTGTCTTGGTGAACTTTGCTCCACCGAACAACACACCTGGACGATGCGACCTGCGCAAACCCTTATGGCCTTCCTCAAATCCTGAGACCAAATCTTTAGCCTGCTCACGGGTCAGGTTGCCAGGGAACTCGATAATGCCGGAAGCCGAAGAACCCTGACCGAAGAATCGTGCAGCGAACTCCTCCAACGCTTTAGCCAATCCTAAGTTTTCTTTGACAAGTTCAATGCGGGAGCGTCCACGCAAATCACCAGGCAAACGCAACTCGGTGATATGAATCATGTTGTCAGCTGTGATGATGTCACGACCCTCATAAATATAAATCGGGCGACGAGTCACACGGTCACGACTGCACTCAACGCGCTCAGGGTTCAGGACAACTAAACCAGCGATGCCTTGATCGTCGCGCAAAATGCGTGTAAACGAGTTGCCATTCAACATCAACGAAACCAAAACCTGCTGGAAATGTTCGATGCGTGTGACACCAGATTCAGGGTTATCTAACCAATCTGGTCGTGGACGGAACGGTCTGCGAGTCCCATCAAGACGAAGAAACGTGTCAACAGGTAGCGTAGAAATTGAATCTGAAATCATGCGCACACACGCATAGACCGCTTCAATTTTTAGTGAATCTTGTTGTGTAACAACTGTTCCTGAATTGGTGGTGAAACTATAACCATCACCCAAGGCAAACAAACTTTGGAACGAAACCGCACGTTCCTCGTTGCCACCAACCAACAGTCTTGACAACATTATTTAGCCTTTCCGCGACCACGCTCGTAAGCAGCCGTGAACAATAGAACTGACAGGCCAACAAAAATCAGCCCTAATGGAATTGCTATCAAGAATAGTCCATAAGCGATGAGCAGGATTGAGAAAACTTCTAGCAGGAAAATAGGCATGACTCTAGACTACAAAGAACCCAGGCATAGGTGCTACCTCTTCACGTCTGGTCGCACGATCCACCGCCATACTCAACGCAATCGCAGCGTCAATCTTGCGACGAGACTTACCCTTCGACAAACGAAGACCAGCATCGGTTTGACGTGGCACAGCAGACAACACCTGATCGGTGAACATTGGCTCGCCATCATGAGCTAACTGCTGATTCACAATGCACTCATACAGCGTTC